CAGTCGTTCACCGTACAGGTGTTCACGGACGCCGCCCTGACGGTCCTCGCTTACTACAGCGGCGTCGTTGCGTCGGCCACGCAGAGCCACGTCATCCCGGCAGGCTCGCTGTCGAACGGTGTCACGTACTACGTCCTCGTCGACTTCGTGAACACGCTCGGGCAGACGGGGCAGGCGGGCGGCGCGGCCTGTTCGTTCCTGACGGCGTTCGCTCCGTCTGTCGATGTTACCGGGTTGACTGTCAAGGTACAGGGGGGCTGCGCAGATCCGGCTTCAATCCCGGCTTTCCGGCTGGCGTGGACGCAGGTTGTTCCCGGCGCTGGCGAGACGTTCGTGAGCTACTACGTCAAGCGACGCGAGGGCGGGGATACTGTCTGGACGCGCATCGCCACGGTCACAGCCGTCGGGACGCTCAGCTATGTCGACTACAACGTCCGCTCGCGGGCGGTGTACCAGTACGCGATCGTATGGGAAGCAACTACGGCAGGTGGCACGCTGATTTCGACCGAAGTCGCCGTGAACGGTTACGTCGATTTCGATCATTGCTGGATTCACGAGGTCGGCGCGGGGACAACAAACGCTCGATTCGACCAGTTCGAGGCTGACATCTCCGTGATACAAGACATTCAGACGATCCTTACCTGGGGCCGGAGCGCACCGACTGTTCAGGTTGGCGAGAAGCAGTTTCACCAGATATCGCTACCGGGGTTGTCCAGGCACCTTCGCGATCGAGCACGCTGGCAAGGGCTACGCGATATGCTGGCTCGCCAGCGAACGGCCTCGGCGGTGTATTGTGTACGCATGGGTGCAGCGCGTGAGCTCTGGTTCTGTTCAATCGCCGGTTTGAGTCGTAAAACAGGACAGATGGAATACGCGCCCGACTTGTCCCTGATCGAAATCGAGTACAGCGAAGCTGTCTAGGAGGATGCAATGCCCAAATATATAGCCTCGGTGGACGCGATCGCCCTTGCCGCTGGAGTCGCGAAATCCGTTCTCGAACTGGCAACTCCGGCGACCGCCCGCGCCAAGATTCTCGAGTGGTGGATCATGTTCGATGGCGTCACAGCCGCGAACACGCCAGTCAAGTGCGAGGTGGGCCGGTTCTCCGCTGCGATCACCACAGCGACGACGATCACGCCAGCGCAGGCAGATGCCGCCGACGGCGTGTCGCAGTTGACGGTGAAGCACACGGCCACGGTCGAAGGCGCTGGCACGGTGACGGCGAACATGCCGATCTTCCGCATCCCGCCCACGAGCGGGTTCTACTATCAGGCGGTTGGCGGGAACGAGATCCTGCTCCCCGTCTCCGGCTTCTGGCGGATGCGTCTCACGGCAGCACAGGTCGTCAACGTCGCCGTGGGCTGCATCTGGGACGAATGAGGTAGCTGATGGCTACGGCGGTCCGTACGACTCGTCCCCAGCCTGTCGTTTCCCGCAGCCGTGTCGTCTGGACTCGTCCCGGCGGCGTTGGTCCGTCGACCGTCGGCGATCCGTCCCTCAGTGCCGCACAACTGGCTGTCGCGCAAGCCCTTGCCGGTTCGTCCGGCGCGTCGACGATCCGCTTCCGCTACGAGCAGCGCACCCGTAACAATGCGGTGTTGGCCAAGCTGACGACGGCGGTCATCTCGGCTGAGGTGACGCTCGACAACAAGCGGTCAGTATCACGGACGGCCAGCCTCTCGATCCATGCGAACGACCTGCCCGCCTCGTTTGTTGCTCCCGGCTCGTACTTCAGCGTGTCGATGGATGCGCTTGTGGCCGGGGTCTGGACGCCGTTCCAGCTTGGACTCTTCCGGGCGGATGTCCCGGCGCGGACGTTCAGGCCGAACGACCACGAATACTGGTCGCTGGCCGGGTCCGACCTGACGACCGAAGTCGCAGAGACGCCCGTGAGTGCGCCATACACGGTTGCGGCTGGGACGGGCTACATCGCCGCCGTACGTGCGATCCTTGACTCGCTCGGGCTGAATCACAACCTCATGGGCACGCTGGACGTCACGCCCGTCGACTTCACGTGGCCCGCCGGGACGTCGTACCTGAAGATCATCAATGATCTGCTGGTGGGTCTCGACTGGTATCCGATCTGGCCGGACGCGACGGGCACGTTCACCTCGCGCGCCCGCGCTGACTACGCCACGCGCTCCCCGGACGTCGTGTACCACGTCGAACAGGAACCCCGGATGATCCGCGAGCCGTTCCTGCGAAAAGAGACGCGAATGTCTGGCACGAACCGGATCGCTGTTGTCACCCAAGACCCGGCCCGTGCGCCCGTCTCGGCTGTGGAGGTGAACGGTGACGGGCGCTCGCCCACGTCAACGCTGGCGCTGGGTAAGGTGGTGATGAAGGAGTTGACCGTCGACCATATCCTAAGCGCGGCGATGGCGGCGACCTATGCCGACTCCGAACTGCGGGAGTCAGCCATGTCCGCTATCTCGGGCACGCTGACGACGCACACGGACCCGCGCCGGGGCGCACATGAGTCGTACCGCCTGTGGGTAACGAACGTCGAATACGGGAGTCTCTGGGCGGTTGATAGCTGGACGCTCAGTGATAAGGTCGGGGCCGAGATGACTCACCAACTACGAAAGGCGACCGTCGCGTCGTTCGGGCCGGGATGAACATCCTCGAAGAGATCATGGGCAAGGTCGAGAAGGACCAGAACCTGCAACTGTTCCGGGCGGTTGTCGTTGCTAACAGCGGAGACACGGTCCAGATCCAGCGCACCGGGCAGGCCGCGCCGGACACGCAGTATTACCCGAAGCTCGACGGCGTGACCGTCATCACCAACGACGAGGTGCTCGTCGCTCGGGTGGGGAGTGGGTACATCGTGCTGGGGAAGATTGTCCGCTGACCTGACTTTGACTTGACGCTTCCTCCTATACGTGGTACGGTTAGGGAAACACATCGGCGGTCTATCCCGTGTCCTTTGACCTGTATGACCATCAGAAGCGCGGTCTCGAGTTCGTGCGCGCGCGCAACGGTAGAGCCGGGCTGTGGATGGAGATGGGAACCGGAAAGTCTCGTATTGCTCTTGCCCACCTTACGGAACAAGATTGCCAGAGGGTGCTCGTTGTATGCCCTCTGTCCGCAGTGGGCGTCTGGCAACGCGAGGCGCGTATCGTGGGTCTACCTCACACGATTGTTGACCTGACCGGGTGTGGCACAATCAAGGATCGGACGGTGGCGCTCAAGAAGACCGATCGCAAGGTGCCAACCATCGTCATCTGTAACTTCGAATCCTACTGGCGCGAGCCTTTGCGCGCGGCTGTCCTTCGCTGGGAGCCCGATGCGGTGATCATCGACGAGGCGCACCGGATCAAGAATCGGGGTACACGCCAGTCTCGCTTCGCTCATATCCTCGGTGACAGAGAGCACGTCAAAGTGAAGCTGGCCCTCACCGGGACGCCGGTCACGAACGGGCTTGAGGATTTGTGGAGCATGTTTCGCTTCATCTCGCCGAATATCTTCGGGTCGTGGACGAGTTTTCAGAACACGTATCTTGTCATGGGAGGCTACCAGGGGCGGCAGATCATTCGCTATCGGAACGTAACCGGGGCGCACGACATTGTGGCGAAGACAGCGTTTCAGTGTACGAAAGCCGAGGCGATCGACCTGCCCGAGCGACAGGACATCCTGATCCCGGTCACACTTACACCCAACACTATGGCGACCTATGACGAGCTGAGACGCAAGGCGATCACGATGGTACAAACGGGGGCAGGACCGCGTCCGGTGATTGCACAACTGGTCCTGACGCTGCTCCTTCGACTTCAACAGATTACGTCCGGGTTCGCTCGCGAGGTTGGCGGCGAGACTATCGACCTATCGACCGAGAAGGCCGACGTAGCACTGGATCTGATTGCGAACGCTCATGCTGGCGGCGAGAAGGTCGTCGTGTTCGCCCGCTTCCTCCACGACCTCGACGCGATGCAAGTTCGGCTACCGAAAACGCTGCGCGTGGCGCGGTTCGATGGGTCGGTTTCCAGTCATGAGCGGACGGCGATACTCGAGCGGTTCCGTCACGGCGAGTACGACGTGCTCCTTGTACAGATCCGGGCGGGGTCGCTGGGCATCGACCTAACAGCGGCGTCGATTGCCATCTTCTTCTCAACCGGGTTCAGTCTTGACGACTTCCTCCAGGCGCGGGACCGGCTACACCGCATAGGTCAGTTACGAAAAGTAACATATTTCCATCTCATCGCGACTGGAACGGTCGACGTGAAAGTGTACGACGCACTAAGAAACAAGCAGTCTATCGCACGCAGGGCAACGGATCTCTCGTACGCGGTTGACTTGTTACGCTGAACCGTTAGACTTACTTGACAAACAGAAGGAGCTTTCCATGCGTGATACATCCCTCAAGCGTCTGGCCGACGCAGCATCGGTCGCCAAGATCGAGCTCGTTCCCTCCCCGTTGCTTCTGATGCCGACGGAGAGCGGGACTGTCGCTCTGTACAGGGGAGGGTACGTGACGTGCGGAGTGATGGTTGAAGACGGGACCATGCTCGGCGCGACCGTTGCCGTCAACGCGGAGGACTTCGCGGCGCTGGCGAACGTGTTTGCCGGATCCGAGACGGCGCTATCCATCTCTCCACAGAACGCGGTCGTTGTGACCTCCGGGCGGCGGCGATCTTCGCTACGTATCATCGGCGGCGAGGATCCCGAAGCAGGGGCGCACTATGCTTCCCTGATGTCCCTTCCTCCATTCGTCACCGTCTGTCTCGATGATCTGAAGGCGGAAGTCGCGCTGGCCGCATCGTGCGCGGCGCGGTCGTACGGCAACCCCATCCTTGAGGGGATCAGGGTTACGGCGGCTGGAGGGAAGGTAGGGATCCAGGCAACGAACGGCGTCTCGGTCATGCTCGAGGTGTCCATACCGGCCCTGGCGCACATTCCCGAGAAACACACGGTCATTGTACCGGCGACCGATTTCGTCACAGCCCTGCGTATCATGCGCGGTCCGAACGTCGAGTTCGCGGTACTCGGAAGAACCCTTGTGTTGCGGTCGCCGTCCGACCAGTCAGTCGTGCGCGTGCCTCTCATGTCCGGGGAATGGCCAACAATGAAGGCCATCCGCGAGATGAAGGCTACGCAGGATGTGCGTCTACCCATCGCGCTTCTGACAACCGCCATCGCAGCTGCAAAGGTCTACGACGCCTCAATCCTGCGACTTGTAGGTGCGAACGGGGTTATGACCATCAGCACGCTCGAGGCTCAGCAGGGCGGGTATCAGGACGACTTTGAGAATGAAGCCGTGGGCGCATGGTCGTTCGGTATCGACGATCTGACCACGGCGATCCAGGCGGCGTCCGGCAACGACCTCGACCTGGCAATCGGCGGGACGATTGCCCTCGTACGTGCGGCTGGGTCACGGCGACTCTACCTGTTGCTGCGCGCCTGATGTCACGCGCGCCGCTGGACAAGCAGTACAGCCCGTTCGGTACGTCCCTGTTCGGAACGAAGGTGATGCTCGACGGAGGTGAGCTCTCGAAGAAGTGGCTCGCTCCTCCGTTCAGCGTGTTCGATGTGAAGCAGGGCTACTGGCGCAAGCGCAAAGAGGCGTGGATGCATCTAGGTATCCAGTCTGAGCTCGGGCGCGGCGAGAACATTGTCCCGAACGGGACCGTGCGCGACCCTGCAAACGACGGCGCGTGGCAGCGTGGGTACAACGCGAACCCCAATCCCCTGGGGCTCTCCTCTCAGCTTGAGGATTACCGCAAGGGGCGAGGCGAGTACGAGCACGGGGAACCACCGCCAAAGGGATTGACCTTTACGGGCAACGTTGCCGAGTTTGACCACTACCGGCGCATTGAGAAGGAAAAGAGCGTGGAAGAGGAAACCTACAATCCTGCAGGCAGCAAAGGGCTCACGTGGAGAATATCCGACGTTGCCTACTATAGGAAGAGCAAGAAGAAGGATCCCGCGTACAACCCGGCGTTCAGTTCGCAGCCTCAACTCGACGCCATCCAGAAGCAACGCGCGTCTGGACGTGTGAAGCAGACAGCCTCCCACAAGGGCGGGCTCGTGTTCGGGATGACTCCCGGTCCATACGATGACCGCAAGAACGAGGAGATCGGCGCGGTTGCGGGTACGAGCATCTTCGACCCCGTGCTGTGTGAGCTCTTGTACACGTGGTTCTCGCCCATCGGCGGGGTGGTCCTTGATCCGTTCGCGGGCGGCTCGGTGCGCGGGATCGTTGCGGCCATGCTTGACCGGCGATACGTCGGCTTCGAGCTTTCCGGTCCGCAGATCGCGGCAAACCGGGAACAGGCGGTGGCGATCTGTGGCACACGACCGCGTCCTCAGTGGATACACGCGGACGCGGCAACGATACCGACCGCTGTCCTTCCGGGCTTTCAGTCCGACTTCGTTATGACGTGCCCTCCATACGGCAACCTCGAGAAGTACAGCGATGACCCGCGCGACCTTTCTGCCATGAGCCGCGAGGACTTCAACCAGGTCTACTTCGAGATCATCGCAGCGTCCTGCGCCACGCTCGCGAACGATCGCTTCGCTGCCATCGTTGTTGGTGACTATCGCCTACCGGATGGGACGTATGCGCGCTTCCCCGACGTCACGATCAACGCCTTCGAGGCTGCGGGCCTGCGCCTGTACAACCAGGCCGTGCTTGTCACCATGATCGGCTCTTTGCCCGTGCGCACGTCCGCGCAGTTCAAGGTCAGCCGCAAGTTAGGGAACACCCACCAGTATGTTTACGTGTTCGTCAAGGGCGACCCGCGTGCGGCGTCTGACGCGTGCGGCTTGCCAGAGGAAGAGAAATGACCACGCCGGTTGAACTCCGTGCGGCGTCCTTCGGCAACGTCTGGCTGAAACGAGACGACCTGTTCGAGGTTGCCGGTGTGCGCGGCGGCAAGGTACGGACTGCGTGGACGCTGATGGAACGTGAGAGGCGCGGTGTGGTGACGGCAGGGAGCCGGTCTAGCCCCCAGTGCATGATCGTTGCGCGTCTCGCCCAGCACCTGGGGATCCCGTGCCGGATCTTCACTCCTAACGGCGCTCCCGGTCCTGAGATTCTACAGGCCGAGGAAGCGGGAGCGTGCCGCGTCCCGGTCATACCCGGATATAACAGCGTGCTCATCAAGCGCTCCCGTGAGGACGCGCGCGAGCGCGGTTGGTCATACGTTCCGTTCGGGATGGAGTGTGAGGAAGCTGTCACGGCCACCGCCGAGGAGGTCGTGAACATCCCCGCTGAGGTGAAGCGTGTTGTAGTCCCGGTAGGCAGCGCCATGAGCCTTGCCGGTATCCTGGTCGGTTTGCTTAGCGAGGGACGCACGGACTTGCCTGTGCTTGGCGTCGTTGTCGGCGCGGACCCGATCTCTCGGCTGAACATGTGGGCACCACCGTTCTGGCCTGCCTACTGCCGCCTGGTGCCCTCCGGACACAAATACGACACGCGGATTACGGGGTCCATCGGCGGCGTGGACCTTGACTCCGTCTACGAGGCGAAGTGTATTCCGTTTCTTGAACCCGACGATCTTCTGTGGATCGTCGGGCACCGCTAGATTGACTTGACACATAGGCAACGACCTCGTATTGTTTGCATTGAGGCAGTTGACCTCAGAGGAGAAACAGGATGCCAGCAGAACTCGAAATCAAAGAAGACGGGGTTGCCAGCATGTTCTATGCGGGCGCGGACCCCTGGCACGGTGAAGGCGTCAAGGTTGCCTCCGCCGTGACATCGAAAGAGGCGGCACAGCTCGCCCGCATCGACTGGGATGTCACCCTCGAGCCGATCTTCGGCGCGAACGGCATGGCAATCCCCGACTTCCGGGGCGTGACTCGCGATATCGATGAGAAGGTGCTCGGGGTTGTCCGGTCCCGCTACAAGCCAATTCAGAACAGCGACGCCTTCTCCTTCCTCGACAGCCTGGTGCAGGACGGTATGCTTCTGTACAACACTGCTGGGACGCTCTTCGGCGGCAGCAAGGTCTGGATGCTCGCCGAGATGCCCGAAGGCGCAACCATCGCGGGCGACAGTTACAAACGGTACATGCTCGCGACGACCAGCCACGACGGAAGTCAGGCGTTGACCATCCGCGCCACCCAGATCCGGGTTGTCTGCAACAACACCCTCATGGCCGCAACCAGCGGACGGGCAGCGGCCAGCATCATGCACGCGGGCGACATCGGTAGCCAGATGGCTGCTGCACGCGCCGCCCTCGCCCTGACAACCCTCGAGCACCGCAAGCCCGAGGAATGGATGACCGCCCTCGCCGCCGTCAAGACGACCGAGGCCGACGTGACCAAGGTACAGGAGGCCATGTTCGGGCCGCTCGACGATGCCACGCCCACGCAGCGACGGCACTCCATCGAATCCTTCCTCGCCGTATACAACGAGGAACGGGAACACTCCGGCGAGACTGCCTACGCCCTCGCGAACGCCATCACCGGGTACGCGGACCACAAGATCCGCATCACCTCGAAGGCCACGCGAGTACAGAACGCCATCGACGGACCGAGCGCCTGGTTCAAGAAGGACGCCTTCAAGGTGCTCTCCGAAATCGCTGGTTTCAAGCAGCCGGTCACAACCCGGTAACACCAGGCATACGCTCGAGGGGCGAGGGAAACCCCGCCCCTTCCACTACCCCGAAAGGATCCCCGATGTCCTGTACGCGCTGCCCGCTTCACCTGACAACCTCCCGAGTTTGTTTGAAGGGGGAGGGGGCTGACGGGTCGCGGATACTTCTTGTTGGTGAAGCGCCGGGGGCGGACGAGGAAAAGCACGGACGTCCTTTCGTTGGTGCAGCCGGGCAGGTTCTGAGCGACGTACTCAACCAGGCAGGCCTGACGCGAGCGGACGTGTACATCTCGAACGTCGTAAAATGCAGGCCTCCTCAGAACCGCACGCCGTCACGCACCGAAGCGGACACCTGCTTGCCCTACCTTCTCGAGGAGATCGAGAGGGTCAAGCCGAAGCTCATTGTCTGCCTCGGCAACGCGGCTATGGAGGCGCTGACCGGGGCGAAGAAGATGGCAGCATCGCGCGGCAAGGTGCTCCCACCCCGCAAGGGTCTGCACATCGACGTACCCATCGTCGCGACCTATCACCCGGCGGCGGTCCTGTACGAGCGAGCGAAGAACATGGAACCGCTCGTCGAGAACATGAAGCACTATGCAAAGATGGCGAACGGTACGCCCGCGCTGGCATCAGGTGACACGGCTGTTCTGTTTGATCCGTACGGCGTTGACGTGGATAACATCGTCAACCTCTTGTGGGAGCTAGGATCGGCAAAGGTGCTGGCGGTTGATCTCGAGTGGACGGCGGGTACAGATGGACCCACATGGCCGTGGACACCGGGGGCTGAGGTTTACTCGATCTCTGTTTCGGGTCGTATCGAAGGCAACGTTCGTTCTGTTGCCCTTGCCTTCCCGCCTCCACCAGCGATTGCGGACGCGCTCGCGGCTTTGTTGATCACGTGCCCTGTTGTGATGCACAACGCTATGTCGGATCGCATGTGGCTTCACCACTACAGGATCAAAGTTCGGCGGGCGGGTGACACCATGATCCTCGGGCACCTGCTTGACGAGACACAGCCCAAGAACCTCGAGGCCCTGGCGGTAAAGTACGGCGGGGTTGAACCGGGGTGGAAGGGCCACCTGCGCACCACACGCCCCTCCACGGCGTCGGAATGGCAGGACTTGCTCTCGTATAACGCTGCCGACACGAGAGCGACGCTGCTCCTGTTTGAGGGCCTCATTCGTGCTATTAATCTCGAGGACCCGGTATTCCGCGATGCGATCAAGCGGTTGCACGCGCAGCTTCTGTTGCCTGTGCTGCCGGTCCTGTTGCGTGCCGCCTACGTCGGCGTTCCGATCGACGGGGATCTGCTTGCCGTCGAGACAGCGAGCGCGCACACGCGACACAATGCTGCTGCCGAGGAGCTCGCGGACCTGATCGGGGTAACACCACTCCAAGCAGCCAAACTGGCCAATTCACCGTTAAGAACCAGAGAATACCTGAAGAATGCCCTCGGAATAGACCTGCAGTCGTCCAACAAGGACGCGTTAACGTCCATAATCCGGTACCCGCAGGTCAAGGCGATCCTCCGCTGCCGCAAGGAATCGAAGCTACTGGGCACGTACCTCACACCGTGGACCACGCTACTGACCCGGCAACGCGACGGAAGGTTGCACACGATCTACAGAATGACTGGCACGCGCACGGGGCGGCTGTCCGCCGAGGTTGAGATGGGTGGCTCGTTGCAAGTCACGCCCCGCAACACCAGCGACGTCGCCTTCCGCGAGATGGTGCGCGCACCCGCCGGGCGGCTGATCGTGTCCGGTGACTTCAGCCAGATCGAGTTGCGCATGATCGCCTGGATCGCGCACGAACGAACGATGCTTCAGGCATTTATCGAGGGGCAGGACCTGCACAAACTGACGGCGGCGTTCATGATTGCCCAGCGCGGAGGCGCAATCGACCTGGACGCGTTCATGCTGCGCCGCGCCGAGTTTGAGGCGATGGTGACGAAGGAAGACCGCCAGGGGGCCAAGGGATTCAACTTCGGCCTCTCTTTCGGGATGCAACCGCCGGGGTTCCGCGAATACGCCCGTCGCACCTACGGCCTGCTCCTGACCGAGCAAGAGGCCATAGAAGGACACAGGGCGTTTTTCCGCCTGTACACGGCACTACCGCCGTGGCATGAGCGGGCGCGTCGAGACGCCGAGATACGCGGGTTCACAGTGACACCGTTCGGGAGGCGACGGCAGTTTGCCAACTCGTCCGACGTCAATGCGGCGATCAATACGCCGATCCAGTCAACGGCGTCGGACCTAACGCTTCTGGCGATGGTGCAAACCAACGCACGGTTGCGTGAGGAAAGTCTCGATGCCGTGATCATCGGTCAGGTACACGACTCGATTCTGATTGACGTTTCCGAGCGCGACGCGGACCGGGCGCAGTACCTGTTGAAATGGACGATGGAACACGTGGATACGGCTGCTTTTGGCATCACCGTGCCCGTGCCCATCGTGGCGGACTTGAAAGTTGGTGCGACGTGGGCGTGATGTTCGATTTGCATACAGGCGATTGTCTTGAGGTCATGCCCGAACTCCAGGCAGATTCTGTGGATGCCATCGTGACAGATCCGCCATATGGTTTGGGATTCATGGGCAAAGATTGGGATCATGGCGTGCCCGGTGTGGCGTTCTGGCGCGAGGCGTTGCGGGTAGCGAAACCTGGTACGCACATGCTCGCGTTCGGTGGTACACGAACCTTTCATCGGCTCATGGTTGCGATCGAGGATGCTGGGTGGGAGATTCGCGACACGATCATGTGGGTTTACGGAAGCGGGTTTCCGAAGTCGTTGGATGTGGGCAAAGCGATTGATAAAGTGGCGGGGGTGGAGCGAGAGGTCATCGGTAAGCAACGGCTGACTGGAACTGCTCGTGGACATGCGGCAGCGCGTACTACGGCGGCAGAATCCTACGAGATTCTTCGCACGGAGACAGACATTACAACTCCCACCACCCCAGAAGCTGTCCAATGGGACGGATGGGGCACGGCCATGAAGCCTGCCTGGGAGCCAATCATCGTTGCCCGAAAACCACTCGAGGGTACGGTAGTCGCGAACGTGCTCAAGTACGGAACGGGTGCGTTGAACATCGATGCGAGCCGGATTGAATCAGGAGATGATACCTCTCGTAAACCAGCAAAAAGCGAGGGGTTAGTTTACGCCCAAGACACATACTCCAAAAACGCGCGGTGGGGTGGCAGAGGAAGTAATCAAGGCCGCTGGCCAGCGAACTTGATCCACGATGGGAGCGACGATGTGCTTGAAGGGTTCCCCGAAAGTAGTAGTGCAAATAGTAGTGCAAGTAGTATTTCAAGCTCCGGCGTTCCTGGTATCGTTGGGTTTATGCCCAGTCGCGTCAGGATGGATGCCAAACTGGGTTATGGTGATACTGGAAGTGTGACGCGTTTCTTCTACTGCCCGAAGGCCGACGCCACGGACCGCGACGAAGGGCTTGATGGCCCGGTCCTGACGCCGGGTAGCGTTACCGATCGCGAGGACGGTACGGCGGGCCTGGAATCACCTCGCGCGGGTGCGGGGCGTACACGCGGCGGGCGGAACAACCACCCGACAGTGAAGCCGTTCGACCTCATGCGGTATCTCTGCACGCTCATTACCCCTCCTGGCGGCGTCATACTCGACCCATTCATGGACTCCGGGTCGACGGGCAAGGCGGCGGTCCTATCCGGCTTCCGGTTCGTGGGAATCGACCTCATGCCCGAGTACGTCGAGCTCTCCCGTCAACGTATAGGCCACGCCGAGTATCAGTTCAGGGGTGGCCCGTTCGCCACAACCGAACAGGTGTGCGAGATCATTGGCTGCGACGAAGTTCCTGCCAAGACGGCATCCGGTTGGTTGTGCCCCGAACACGCCGAAATACTTACTTGACAGATAGCGCGAGGACGCGCAGTATTGCCGTCAACACTATGTACGGATACCCCACTTGTTCACGATTTCGCTTTCGGCCTACCAAGCGTGGCAACGCTGTGAGCAGCGATACAGCTTCTCATACATCGACAAACTCCGT